CGCGAAAATGATGTGCGATGAGGTTTTAAAGACAAATCCAGAGTTTTCAAAAGAATTAGTGCCTATGTGCATAAGAGAAAACGGATGTAATGAAATGTTTCCGTGTAATTAAAAAAACCACTTACCTAAAAAGCTAAAGGTAGGTGGTTTTTAAATGGCATCAAAAGAGTTGATAGAAGCAGTTGACAGTTATGAGCAGTATATAAAAACAAATGGAATTACAGAAGAGTTGATAAATGCTTATGTAATGGCTACGCAAACTGCATTGGTTGTAGAAAAAGACATAGAATATGGCCTTAAAGTATCAGAAAGAGCAAAAAACTTAATAAAAGAACTTATAAAAACACTTACGGGCGCGAATTTTGAAGCATTGGAAGAATATGCGTTTGAGAACAAGCAAAAATATGATTTTATTGAAAAATATTATCTAATCTTGAAGGAAGAATCATTTTACAAACTTGAGTCGTTCATTGAGTACATGGAACGAAAGAGAGAACCATCTAAAAGGTTTTATCTTCCAAGAAAAGAAACGCTCCATGTTGTAATGCAGGACTTGGAAGATTTGGCATACAGAAAGATAAAATTTTATGGTTTGTCAATGCCTTCTCGAACGGGAAAGAGTACAATTTGTATATTTTTCTTATGTTGGATTGCTTTAAAACGTCCTAATTCGCATTCTGCTATGGGCGGTCATTCGGGATTGCTTGCAAAAGGATTCTATAAGGAATTTATGAACTTTATTGATACAGAGGAATATTGCTTTAAAGAACTTTTCGAGTATTGGCATCCAGGGCATAATTGTTTAACTGATAAATCAGCAGATGATTTCACAATAACACTAGATAAGCCAGATAGATTTGCAACGATAACTTGTCGTGGTATTGATGGAACATGGACAGGTGCGGTAGACGTTTCTTGGGATGGAATATTGTATGTAGATGACTTGGTGCGAGATAGACAGCATTCATTGAGCACAAAACGTATGAATGAAACGTTCCAAGAGTATCTGAACAAGATGGTTGATAGAAAGTCTGGTTTTGACCCGAAGGATGGTAGTTTTGCTGGTGCTTGTGAATTGATGGTAGGTACTTTATGGAATGTACTTGACCCATTGGAAAGAATCAGAAAGAAGTACGAAAAAAATCCGCTTTATAGATTTAGACGTATTCCAGCTTTGGATGAAAATGATGAATCAAACTTTAATTACAAGATAAACGGATTTACAACTGATTATTACAAAGAAATAAGAGATAGGCTTGATAAAGCTGAGTGGGAAGCTAAATATCAACAGCGACCATTTGTTAGAGAAGGCCTTCTATTCCCCACAGAAGAAACAAAAACATTTGATGGAATCATACGTGATGAAGGAACTGTGTCAACAATTGGTGTTTGTGATCCTAGTGTTGGTGGTGGAGATTACTTGTCATTTCCAATAACTAGATATACGTCAAAAGGTCGATTAAAATACGTTATTGCATGGGTTTATAACAAAGGAACTACAAAGATTACAATTCCAAAAATGGTTGACAAGATTATTAAATATCATGTCACAGAAGTACATATGGAAATTGATGGTGTTGGTTCAGTTGTAAACAAGGAACTAAAGGAAGAATTTGAAAAGAGGAATATTACATTTTGTAAGATTATTCCTTCTCATGCACCAAACAGAATGTCTAAAGAGGACAAAATAAATGGTTGTTCTGATTATATCAAAGATAATTTTGTATTTTTGGATGATGATTTGAATATTGAGTCAGAATTTGTAAAAGATGCAGAGTACAAAGAAGCACTAGGAGATATGCAAATGTACACAACAGAAGGTAAGAATGAACATGATGATGCACCAGATAGTATTGCTCAAACATCATTAGTATTCAAACCGTTGACGGAAAATGGAACTATTGAAGCATTAAGCAATCCACTATGGAATATGGGTTACGGTTTTTATGGTGGTGGATTTTAGATAAGGGGGATATGGATAATGCCAAATAAAAGAGAATTGAAACTAGATAAATATGGGATTAGTTCAAAGAGATATAAAGAGTTATGCGGTTTTTGCGAGCAATATCCTGATTGGAAAAAAGAACTTCTACAGTATTCAGTAGTTAAAAGTCCAATTATATCTGATATGCCTAAAGCACCAATGAATAATTCAGATACTACTGGCGAAATGGCTGTTAGAAGATGTGAAAAAGAGTCTAAATGTACTTTGATTGAGGAAACTGCAATTGAAACAAGTACAGAGTTTGCACAATATTTAATAAAATCAATTTGCTATGAAGTTCCTGTTAATTATTTGATTTCGTATGAAGAAATGCCATTAGCAAAATCACAATTTTACGAATTAAGAAGAAAATTCTTCTTTATTCTTGACAAAAATAAAAAATATTAAAAATGTTCGGAATTTTAGGACATACATTTATACTATAATGGCTATAGTGAAAAAATGTAACATGAGATAGGGTAGCTCCCGAACAACAGAAAGCCTTGCTGTTTCTCATGTTATTTTTTATTCAAGGCGTTTACAAAAGGTGGTAAACAATATGGAGAAACAAGAATTATTAGAGCAATGGTATTGTAAATCAAAACAAACTAGAAGTGCTATTGAAGATGGCATTGATATTGATTTTGTTGTTTCTGCTTGGCATGGAAGAAAAACAGAAAGACCGATTTATAATATACCTTGTAAGAAATGCAATAGAATAATAAAAAATAAAGGGTATCATTCGAATATTGATTATTATTGTGACTATTGCAAAGATAAAAATAATAAAGTTAAAAAAGAAATGTTTGTTTCAGATAATATATCAAATGTTAAAACAAAAGCAGATATTAGGTTTGAAAAAGCAGTTGATGAAATTAAGAAACAATCTAAAGATTTTGATAAATATAAAAAAGCAATAAATATAGCAAAAGAAAGATGTGAAAAATACGGAAGTATACCAGAAGCTATGGTTGCTATAGAATTGCTTAAATTAGGATATTCAATAATTCCACAACAAAAGATAAAACAATATAAAGTTGATTTTGTATTGAGAAAACAAAAAATAATAATAGAAGTTGATGGAGATATTTTCCATAAAGATTATGAAAAAGAAAAACGGAGAGAAGTAGAAATACTATATGCAGTTGGCTTTGATTGGAAAATAATTAGAGTCAGCGCAGAAGAAATAAAAGAGGATATAAATAAATTAAGATATTTAATTTATTCAAATATATCATAAAGTGTACGTGTTAATTAAGGACGCATGAGGTTGTAAATCTTGTGTGTCCTTTTGTTTGTGTCGGGGGATAAAGGGTTGAAAAAGATAATCTACTGCCCTAGTTGTGGTAATTGCACAGGAATAGTTGAGACATTAACACAAATGGCAATACCAACTAAGTGTACAAGATGCTACAAGTTGGTAATTTATTATGGGGATTCGGGAATAATTAAAATGACAGACATACCAGCAAGAGAGCAATCTAGCGGTATTCGTTTTTATTGAGGTGTAGAATGAACATATTAAAGTTTAGTGACATTATTAAAGGAGCATATGGGCGTAAGGTTGCAAAGGCTGATGTTGAAAGAGTTGATTCCAGTAATGTTTTAGATGTTCTTTCTTCTACTGTTGGAGTATTTAACTTAAATAGAATAGCAATTAAGTATTTGTGGGATTATTATAAAGGCGACCAACCTATCAGATATAGAAAAAAGGTTGTTCGTGATGATTTAAAACCTAACAACATTGTAGAGAATCATGCGTATGAGATTGTGATGTATAAAAACGCTCAAACAAATGATGAACCAATTCAATGTGTTGCTTTAAAAGATTCTGAGGAAATAAATAAAGCTGTTGAAAGATTGAACGAATATAACAGCATAATCAATAAATATACAAAAGACATAAATAGCGGAGAATGGACAAGTGCTGTTGGTACTGGGTTTAAAGCTGTTCAGAGAACAGGTAAAGAAGATAAGCCATATAGAATAGTTACACCGTCGCCAATGAATACATATATTGTTTATTCAAGCATTACAGAAGAAGCGTTAATGTCAGTGCAAGAATTGAAGGATGTAAAAGGTAATCAATACTACCACATATATACACCATCCCATGAGTTTAAAGTATCAAAAGGAAAGATTGTTGATAGTAAATTACACGCTTTTGGTGGTATTCCAATCATTGAATATCCTAACAATCAGAGTCGATTGTCAGATATTGAGATTGTTATTGATATTTTAGATGCAATCAATAATATGCAGTCTAATAGAGTTGATGCGGTAGAACAATTTGTTCAGTCGTTCATGAAATTTGTAAACTGTCAGATTGATGAAGAACAATTCAAGAGGATGAAAGAAATGGGTGCTATTGTTGTTAAATCCAACAATGGAGACAACAAAGCCGACGTTGATATTCTCACACAAGAACTGAATCAAGGCGAATCGCAAGTAACTAAAAAGGATTTGATTGATAGTACATGGTCTATTTTGGCTATTCCAAATAGAGAGGGTAATACTGGTGGAGATACGCAAGGTGCTGTTCAATTAAGAAATGGACACGATTTCAGTAAGCAAAGAGCAAAAATAAAAGATTCTCAAATAAAATGTTCGGAAAAAGAACTTATGAGTAGAATCATAAATATCATTAGAATTGATGGAAAAGGCGACGTGAATTTAACTGATTTCGATTATGATGTTCAGATTTCACATTCGCCAACAGACAATATACTTGTTAAGGTGCAAGCATTACAGTTAATGTTGACTGCTGGTATTCATCCACTTATCGCCATTAAGACTGCCGGCTTGTGGAGCGATTGCGAAAAAGTGTTTATGTTATCAAAACCTTATCTTGATGCACTATATCAGACGTTAGATCAGATTCAAGACAGAGAAGAACAGGAACTTAAAGCGCAAGAAATCATGGCAAAAGTAGGAAGTGGTAAAGATGACAATAAACAAGAATGATGAAATGAATATATTGTCAGATAAAGCTTCCAAGAATAGAAGCATTCCGTATGAGAAGTATTTCGGTGAAATGTACATAAGTGAAGAAGAGAAAGAGAAGAGAATCGCCTTGGCTAGAGAGTTCGAGGTGATTTTCTTAGCTTTATTTTTAATGATAGAAAATTCAGTTAATGATATATCGTGGGATATGTTGGAACAAACATTGTACGAAAATTATCTGTATATCGTTAAGAGATACATGGGTATCACAGAAGTTACAAGTTACATTGAAGAACTTGCGAGAAATGTGTCATATGACGTTGTAAATGCCACTAAAAATCATTTAGATGATGATTGGTATACATCAATAGATAGAGCTGTATTTGATTCCGAAAATGAAGCAAATTCGGTTGGAGAATACAATGCGTATGTTGAAGCTATTAAGAGTGGTAAAACAAAAAAAACGTGGATAACAATGAGAGATAAAAGAGTAAGACATTCACATATTGATGTTGATGGTGTAACTATTCCGATAGACTACATATTTGATGTTGGAGACTCACAAATGTTATATCCACGCGATATTACATACTCAGCTTCTGCAAAAGAAATAGTAAATTGTAGATGCAATTGTAAATATACTTGAAAACAAAGCACTTAGAACAATCTAAGTGCTTTTTGTTATACATAAATTTTTTAAATGCACTCATGCGTTAAATGAGAGAAAGAAGTAACCCAATGTAGTGAACGAGACACTACGAACATAAAAAACGGTAGGGCGAAATGGTGAATATGACAAGAGAAGATGTGTTGAAACTTTTTCCAGACGCAACAGATGAACAGATTACAAAAATTCTTAATCAGCATCATGCTGAGTTGACAAAAGAAAAAACAAAAACAGAAACCTACAAGGAACAGTCAAAGGAAAATGAAGAGTTGAAAAAGCAACTCGAAGAGATCAATAACGCTAAATTAAGTGATATTGAAAAAGCAAATAAAGAGCGTGATGAAGCGCTTGAAAAGCTGAACGATTCAACTAAGACAATTCAAAAAATGAATCAAAAAATTGCTTTAGCTGATAAAGGTATCACTGGCGAAGATGCTGACAAATTAATTGAATCACTTGCAGGCGGAAACTTCGATATTGAAATATTTGCCAAAATTATTGCAGATAGAGAGCAAGCCTCAGCGATTGCTAAAGAAAAAGAAATTGCTGGTAATTCTGGAAATCCTAACGGTGGTAATGGCAACGGTGGTGCAGAAAGCAAACCAGAAGATGTTTTAAACGCTGAGAGTATTTCATTCGGTTCTGTGACTCAGAATGCACAGGCAACAAGAGATTTATATAGATAATTTTAATGGAGGTATCGAAATGGGAAAGCCAATCGAAAGAGAATTTGCGCAAGCAAAGACAATTTTGAAGTATTTTGACTACAAAGGCGCTGTTTGTGTAGTTGATGATACTTTAGCAACAGTTGTAGGTGATAAGAAAATCGTTAAAGCTGGTACACCTTATCCTAGCAACGATGCATCTTGTAAAGGTTACATCTTAACAGATGTTGATGTTACTATGGGTGACGCACCAGCTACTTATGTTTTTGAGGGTTCTTTAGACTCTGCAAAGATTACAGCAAACGGTGTTTCAATTGATTCTACAGCAAAACAAGCTACACCAAGAGTAACATTTTTCTAATTGAAAGAGAGGTAAGTTAAGATATGTTAACATTAGCACAAGCATTTACAGCTAGAGCGTTAGGCGTTGCATGGAATAAATACCAAGAATCACTTGGTGTTGCACCATACTTAGGACGTACATTTTTTGGAACTGATAAGAAAATCGGTTTAGAATTAAGATTTATCAAGGGACGTAAAGGGCTTCCTGTTGCATTAAAAGGTTCTTCTTTTGATGCTTTAGCACCATTACGTGATGCAATCGGATTTAAGGATATTCAGAATGAAATGCCTTTCTTCCGTGAGTCTTACATGGTATCAGAAAAAGATGAACAGGAATACATGAACTACATTTCTGCTGAAAACTCAGCACTTGCAAACCAGGTATTAAAAGAAATCATGAAGAATCCTATGGATTTAATTCTTGGTGCAGACGTTGTTCCAGAGCGTATGATTTGGCAGTTATTAGCACCAGCAAATGGTATTCCTAAGATTGATGTTGTTGTTGATGGTGGCGATGTTTACGCAATCGACTATACATCTGACAATGGCGTAGAATACAAATCTAAAAACTTTAAAGAAGTTAAGGGTACTTCACAGTGGAAAAACGCTTCCACAGCTACACCAATCCAAGACATGGTTGATTTACAGGAACAGCATAGAGAAAACCGTGGCGAAGAGTTAACAACTTTTGTCATGAATCAGAAAACTTGGAAACAGGTTGTTAATGCAGAAGATACACACAAACAAGTACAGGGAATCTTGGCATATCAGAATGGTATCATGTTACAGGATAAGGATGTTAAGAATTTCTTACTTGACAACTATGGTATCACTGTTCTTGTATACAATAAGATGTATATCGGAGAAGATGGAAATGTTCATACATTCATTCCAGATGGAGTTGTTACAGCAGTAGCAAGTACAGCAACATCTTTAGGTACTGTATGGTATGGTACAACACCAGAAGAAAGAAGTGGTTCAGAAACCGATGGTTCACTTTCAATTGTAAACACTGGCGTTGCAGTATACACATATGCAACAAATCATCCAATCAACACACATTGCGTTGTATCAGAAATCGTTCTCCCATCATACGAGAACATGGATTCAGTTTGCATCATGAATGTTAACGCTGGAAACTAATAAGAGGTATATAGATTATGGTTGCTACATGTACAACTAAAATCAATGGAATCTTGGTAAAGGCGGGCGAGGAATTGCCTGTCTTTACTGAGAATACTGTTGAGGTAGATGTTAATAAAGATACAAATGATATAACTTTTGAAGAACTTAAAGCTTTAGGCAAAGAAAGAAAAATCAAAGGCTATCATTTAATGTCAGAAGAGAAGTTGAGAAATGCATTAGGAATGTAGGAGAGATAATATATGAACACATTGGAAGAATTAACACAATATGTTAAAGATAAAGCACTTGAATACCTTCTCGAAACAAATGAAAACGTAGTTGCTTTCCCAATGTCGATTGTTGATTTCGTTATTGAGTATGCTATTAGCGAATGCCATTTCCCGAAATATTTCACTGAATCTGATATTGTTTCAGATTTATCAAAAGCAAAAAACAAATTAGCTTTTGCTTGTAGTGAAGTTTACTCTAGGACTGGTGCAGAAGGAGAAATTTCGCACTCAGAAAATGGCGTATCAAGGCAATACGAAAGTACATGGATTTCAAAGAGTTTATTATCTTCCTTGCCTAATTACGTTTCATTTTTATGAGGTATGTAATATGAACATATTGTCTATTATAGTATCTTGTGTCAGCATGATTGGTACGTCGGTTGCTATTTACTTTGCTTTTAAGAACGGCAAAAAAAACGACAACGATGATCTGAAGCAAAGAATCGAAGATAACACCAAAATCACAATGAAGTTAGATAATATCAGTGATGGAATATCTGAGATAAAAAAAACTATGGAAAAGATTAGCAATGACGTGCAAAAACATAACGATAAACTTATCGAACATGACATGCAGATAAAAGATTTGCTACGTAGAGTTAAGGATTTGGAGCAATAAAAAATGAGAATGCTTAATAAAAACAAACAGCAACTTTATTATGCGAACTTCGTAAAAGGTGGAGAACCGATTTACAAGGAAGTAAACGGAGAAAAAGTTATCTCTTATGTGGATGATGAAGGAAATGTTTACTATGAAGAAATTGGAACTACGCAATCTCATTACACTGAGCCAATACCACTTAAAGGAAATATTTCCATGAGTGGGAATGGAGAAGCAGAAGCTGTTGAATTTGGCTTGAATTTGGCTGATTATAGTGCAGTTTTAGTTGTAGCTAAGAATTGTGCTACAATTGACGAAACAACGTATATTTGGCACAATTCAGAGGTTGTAGTAGATTCTAATGGTTATGCTGATAAACAAAGTGCTGATTATCGTGTTGTTAAGGTTTCTCCTAGTCTTAACGTTGATAAGTTTGTTTTGGCAAAGGTTGTGAAGTAATGGCTAATTACAAATTTAAAACGAATTTGAGTACAAATGGAATCGAAGAACTGCAAAAACAGTTGAATAACTATGTTAAAAACGATTTGATAAGGCGCACTCAAATATTTATTGAACGTTTAGCTGACATTGGAATATATATTGCTGTGAAAAGTGCAGAAGGTGACTCACATCATTTTGATGAAATGGTTACTTTTGAGAAAAAAATAGGGAATATGAAAGTAGTAATTGTTGGAAGAAATGACGATTTGTCTGGACTCCATACAACTTGGTATGATGGAGAAGGAAATTTCCATGATGAAACAATCAGTCCAATTTTAGCACTAGAATATGGAACTGCTGGTTTGGCAATTAAAGGGCATCAAGGTTCATTTGCTGTTACAGGAAACCACGTAAGCGATACTGAATGGTATTATTATGAGGATGTAGATGGTGAAGGCAGACCAATAAACCCACATTATGCAACAGCAGAAGAAGCACACGAACCAATGTTCAATGCATATATGGAAATGAAGAATCAAATAAAAGATATTGCAAGAAAGGTGTTTCATTACAGATGAGTATGTGGTATGACGATGCTGTTTCGAGCGTTTATTCGTTTGTAAAAGCATATACGATTTCGAAGTATAAAACTAAATATCCAAACTTCAAAGTAACCGATGATGATGCTGAACTTGCAAAGGCTCAGTTGCCATGCGTTTATATACACGCTAAAATGCGTGAAAACAACGGTGGAAAAGATTTGGAAAATAAAACTATCAATTCCATTGAATTTGCATTTACTGTTAATGTACTTGTTCAAAGTGACATGCTGTTAGCGAGGAAAATAGCACAGACAGTTACAGAAGCGTTCAAAGAAAAAAGATTCACAGCTAATGAATTGCCAGAGTTTCGGGGCAATACAGTTGATGTAAAACGCTTAATTATGCGTTATACAAGGACTATAGATGAAAACGATGTAATTTAGGAAACACATAAACAAGAGCCGTTATTGGCTCTTTATTTTTTGCAAAAAAGAAAGGAAAATAACAATGGCAACAGGTTTAAAAAGTAGAATTATCTACAGAGTAACACCATCTAATCCAACAGAAGGTGAATATTGGGCTGGTACTTACAAACTCTTAATGAGAGCAAAATCAATTCCTTCTCCTTTTGGATCTCCAAACATGGTTGATACATCAACATTGGAAGATTTAATGGAAACACAGGAAATTGGTAGACGTTCCGCTTCTTCAATGGACATTCCAGGTGCATTCGAGAAGAAATACAAAGATGAAATGGTAGCAAACGAAGATAAGTTACTTGATTTCTGTATTCTTTATGGTACAGATGGTAAAGGTTCTGAGGGTGTTTGCGCATTCACAGGAAAAGAAACATTCGCCCCTGGCGAAGCTACAGACGGACACTTGGAAGGAACAGCTACAATTTCTGTTCAGACAGTTCCAAGATGGATTGAAGATGACTACGATGTTGAAGTAGATGAGGATGAAAACGGTTATCCAGTAACTATTACATTGACAAAGAAATAAGAAACCGAGAAGGGCAGATTACGGTCTGCCCTTCCTATAATAATGTATGAGAGGAAGTAAAATATATGATTACATTGAAAGTTAACGAAAAAGAATACAAAGTAAAATTTGGTTTTAACAGTCTGTGCGATACAGATTTGTTAGACAGAACACAGGAACTTATTAATATATTCAACAATGAAAAAGCAGAGACAGATGAAGATGTAAAAGGAATTGGCAAGATTAAAGACTTATTTTCTTGCGTAAGAGAGTTGCTTTTTGTTGGTTTTGAAAGATACAATCCTGTTAATTCGATTCAAGAAATAGGAAATATATTGGACGATTATTATGATGAGGGTAAAAGTATTGGAGAGGATAGAGGAATAATCAATCTTTTTGTTATTCTAACTAGCGAACTTGCATCTGAGGGTTTTTTGGCAGGACTCCTGAATCAAATGACAGATGGAGTCGAGGAAAAGAACAATATATCGAAGATTCCACAAGATCACAAGAAACCTCTAAAGTAGAAAAATTACCTTTTCATGATACGTTCTATTACCATATACTACCACACTATCTCGCTATTGGAGTTAGTAAGTCAGAGATTTTTGAGTCAGAGCCAAGGGAATTATGGTGCTATGATGATGCGCATTTGCTTAAATTAAAGATGATGGACGAAGAAGCATGGATATATGGAAAGTACTTCGGCGAAGCAATTATGAGTACTATAGGTAATGCTTTCAAGAAAAAAGACGCGTGTGATTATAATTATCCAAAAAGACCGTATAGTTTTGAAATAGATAAGCGAAAAGCTGAAAATTCTGACGAAGAGGTAGCAGTTTATGAAATGAAACAAAGAATAAAAATGCTAGAAAAAACAGGACTTCCTATGAGTCCTGTTTAAATGTATGGATAGGAGAACGGTTATGGTAGACAATATAGACAAGTTATCGATAGAGATAAGTGCTAGTGTTGATAGCGCCGCGAAAAGCATAGGACAACTTAATTCCAGACTATCAGCCTTGTCGAGTTCTCTGTCTCGAATAAACGGCAGAGGAATAAACGATTTTACAAAAGAAATGCGTAAAGTCAACTCAGCCGTTAGCGGTATCAAAAAAAGTGGAATTGAAAGCGTATCTGCTTTGGGGAAAGCAGTAGGAACATTTGGACGAAAAAATGTTCAAACTGCAACAATGACACTCCCAAGTTTGACAACGGAAATAACAAAACTGGCCACATCATTAAATGGTATTGGCAAGATTAACTTTGACAATGCTCAGTTTTCGGATTTGGTATCATCTATGAGTAAACTTGGTGGTGCTAATATGCAACGTGCAATCACGGTAATACCACAGTTTACTACAGAATTGATGAAAATGTTTAATGAATTGTCAAGAGCACCAGAAATAGCTGGAAATACAATTCAAATGACAAACGCATTGGGAAACTTAGCTAGTTCTTTAAGAACTAGTAGTGGAGCAAGCAAAAATGGTGGCGGTTTTAACAATATCTACTATGCATTCAACAGATTAGATGGCGGTTTAAAGAAAACGATAAAACGCATATCTCATACTGGCAGAGAGTTCCTTAATATGTACCAAAAGATGGAACGACTGAGAAAGAAAACAATTGATTTAGCACAAGCTTTTGGTAAGTTTTATGCTACTTATTGGCTGTTTTTAAGAGCGTTTCGTGGTGTTGGTGGATTTATTAAATCTGCTATGGAATACGTTGAGTCATTAAACTATTTCGATGAAACCATGAAGCAAATTGTGAAGAAAGCTGATTTGTCTGCATGGTCGGAATTAGGTTATGAAAGCGCAGAAGCATACGCCAATTCATTTTATAATGAAGCAACAAAACTGTTTAAAAAACTTTCCGGCTATGAAGTTGATGCAAACGGTAAATTAGTAAATGCAATGTCAACAAGCCTTGGATTAGACCCAAAAGCGGTTATGTCAGCGTATACACAATTCGCTCAAATGTCTAGTTCAATGGGTATTTCTTCACAAACATCAATGAAGATGGCAGAAGCATTGACACTCATTGGTACTGACTTATCATCAATTAGAGATATTGCTTTTTCTGACACATGGGAAGCCTTATCTAGTGGCTTGACTGGTACAGCGAGAGCATTGGATCAATACGGTATAAACTTACGTGTATCTGGCTTAAATCAAGAGTTAGTGAGGTTAGGAATTAATGCAACAGCTAACTCATTGTCGCAAGCAGACAAGGCGATATTGAGAACTATAACTATCTTGGATAGTTCTGAATTTGCTTGGACTGACTTGATTGATACTATTGACACGGGAGCAAACCAATTGAGAATCTTGCAAGCAAGTGCTGGCAACCTATCAAGGACTTTAGGACAGATTTTTCTACCTGTTGTCGTAAAAGTGCTACCTTATGTAACTGCTTTGGTAAACGCATTACAAAGACTTGCACAATGGTTTGTTACATTGCTTGGTTTTGATGATTTTGATTGGGGCGGTATTAGTAGTGCTGGCGATGCAATGTCAGATTTACTTGATTCCACTGACGAAACAACAAACTCAGTCAACAAATTGAAAAATGCGTTGATGGGTATTGATGAATTAAATGTATTGGATGACAAGAATTCAAGTGGTGGTGCTGGCGGTGGTGCCGGCGGTGTCACTGGACTGTTAGAAGATGCATTAAATAAAGTAATGTCAGATTACTTAATGCAATGGAATCTGGCATACGATTCATTGGAAGATAGAACACAGCTTTTTGCTGATAACGTTCAAAGAATCTTCAAAGAAAGTGGCATTAAAGGTGTAGGAAAATACTTCGCTGATTCAATCGCTGATGGCTTAGAATCTATAGATTGGAATAAGATTTGGAGAACTTCAAGCCTTATTGGAAGTGGAACAGCAGACTTTTTAAATGGTTTCTTTGACAAGAGACTGTTTGAAGATGTTGGAATGACGATCGCTAACACTATAAAGACTGGAATAAATACTGGGCTATCATTCACAACAACTTTTGATTGGTCAAAACTTGGTGATTCTATTGGAAGTGGTCTTAATGGCTTTTTCAGAAATTATCCTTGGAAAGAGAAACTAGAACTTGCTAAAACACTTGGAAAAGGTCTTTCTGATACAATAAATTCTGCTGTTAGGAATATTGATGTAGAATCTGCTGGAAATTATTTGTTCTCTAAGATTGGTTCTATAATTGATTTTTCTTACAATTTAGTGACCAATATTAGTTGGAAAGATATGCACGAAAAAGCAAAAGGTGTTATGAAACAGTTCATGGATAACATGAGCAAGGTTGATGCTGAAACTGGAAAAAACGGTTGGCAGAAGTTAGGAATATCTCTTGGAACTGGAATATCAGAAGCGTTGACTTTTGCTTTTGAAGATATTCCTTGGGGTGATTTGTTAAGTGGACTTTGGACTGGTTTCAAGGAAGCGTTTGACATAATAATAAAAGAACATCCAATAGCATTAACTTTGACTTTGGCTTCATTAACTTTTGCAAAGGCGATGGGATTCGCAATGAATATGGCAACATTAACAACATTGTTTGGTGGCGGTGTTTCTACTGTTGCTGGTGTATCTGGTGTTGGAGCTGGATTGGGTGGATTTTTACTTTCCATACCTATTGCATTAACGCTTGGTGTTACAACTTTGATGTTTGGTGGAATAAACGATGCAAAAATTTCAGAAGCATTTGCACCATTTAAAGAAAAAGTAATGGCAAGTTTAAACGATTTCAATCAAGAAGTTCAGACAACATCGATGGCTGGTGCGGATGCTTTATCTTCTGCAATAAGAAAAACAGCAGACGATACAAGCGAAGATTTTGTCAGTGTATTTGACAATGTTTTTGATACAATAAACACGATGGAAACTGAATCACAAAATACAATTCAAAATACTTCTATCAGCTTAAAATCTTACCTACAAACAATACGTAAGGATGGCGAAAAAGAGATTGGTTCTTTGAGTGATACAGTCGGTTGCTTAAATGGAGTTGTTAACGAGACATTTTCGGAAGAAGTATGGACTTCGGACGGAATGTCTAAAGGTATATCTAATACATTGGATGGTGCAATATCTGCATTTAAAGAGAAATGGAATGCTTTTTCTAAAGAAGCAAACGACAAATTAAGTTTATCAATCATGACAGATGGTTTATTGGCTGGTATTCAAGCTGGTGCTTCTGCAATCAAAGTGCAAGTTCCTTCATTCTCTACTGGTGGTATGCCAGAGGATGGTCTGTTCTTTGCGAACCACAATGAATTAGTCGGTGGATTTAGCAATGGTAAAACAGCCGTTGCAAACAACGACCAAATTGTCAGCGGAATCCAAAATGGTGTTAGAAGTGCTGTAGCTGAGATTTTAGCACCATATTTGTCACAAATAGCAGACAACACAAGAGCAACAGCGAACAAAGATTTAACGGTAAATATCGGCGATAGAGACATTGCAAGAGCGAATAAACGTGGTCAGAGGTCGCTTGGTATGACAATAATAACACAAACCTAAAATAATAGGGAGTCGGGAAACCGATTCCCTTGTTTTTATGGGGGTAGAAGAATGAAAGAAACAAGTCAGTTTTTAATAATAAACGGCGTTGAATTTCCTTGTCCAGCGCCTACACTTGAAATAACACACTCACAAAATGTCGATGCTGGTAGAAATACTAATGGCGCTGTTGTTGGACAATTAGTCGGTAGGAAGATGTGGAAACTCAACAACTTAGAATGGCATGGATTAGATGCAGAAACATGGGCGATGATGAAGAAAGCAATTGAGCCGTTTTTTGTGAAGGTTACATTCACGGGTGATGATAATAAACGTCACACATTAACAATGTACCCTGGCGATACAACAGGAAAGCCTTTGTTTTTGGAAGATATATTTTACAAAAACTTTGAAACATGCAAGTTTAATCTGATTGATTGTGGATGGGATGAATAATGATAAGTGTATCAAAAAAATATAAAGAAGCAATGAACAAAAACATTCGTGGTCGTTCTTATATATCCGTTTCACTTGGTTTGGTAAATCAAAATGCACAATCAAGCGCAAAAGTAACAAATACTGACGAGATTTATTTTTCGAACAATAAGCTGATATTTGATAACAAGTACGTTAACGAGTATGTTACGCTTGACGAAAATTTTGCAAAAACGGATGGAACCCAATTGTTCCCGCCAGAGAATAACGATATAGTGCAATTTACTGATGTTGGTTTTGTATCATTGAACGCGCTACAAACGGTTAGAATTGAGTTTGACAATGTGTATTCGATAAAAGGCTTAACTGTTAATTTTTCAAGCGGATTTCCTACAAAATTCAACGTTGTAACGCAAGAAAATGTACTAGAATATATTAACGATTCGCAAGAATTTACAACATCTGATGTTCTTGGCGATACAAAGTACATTGAAATAGTTCCTTTAGAAATGATTGGTGGCCAACAAAGACTTAGGATTCAAAGTATACAGATGGGTATTGGTTTGCACTACTCTAACAGTGATGTTGAGAATGCTTCATATTCTTCTGATGTTAGCTTAATATCAGAAGAACTTCCAGCTATAAACTTCTCTTTATCAATATTGGATAACCAAAACAGATATGACATTGATGATGAAAACAGTTTTATCAATTTCTTGGAAACAAAGCAAAAGGTTAATGTGTCTTATGGTATAGAACTTGACAATGGAAATGTTGAGTACGTAAACAAAGGAACTATGTACCTTGATTCTTGGGAATCTACCAAGGGCAAAATGAATTTCAAGGCTACTGATATTTTTGCGTTTATGGAAGATGAATATGAACTTGGAAATAAGATATACAACAGGACTGCATATGATGAAGCAAAGTCGATTCTTACTGATGCTGGTTTTGAACCAGATGAATACCAAATAGATGAGGTACTTAGAGACATATACTTGGTAAATCCAATGCCAATATGCACACATAAAGAAGCACTACAGTTGCTTGCTAATGCTTGTAGATGCATATTGTATCAAGATTCGAACGGATTGATTGTAATTCAATCGAATTTTTCTAACATTTTAGAGCCAAGCGATATATATATTGAATCCAATGGAGAAACTGAATGGTCTAACAAATCAAATGTGCTTACTGGTTCATTTGTTGAATATGCTGAATTTGCTAACAATTTCATAAAAACAGATGGAAGCATGTATTTTATGCCTGAGAATAAGGCTTACAAAGAAACAGGATATGTAAGCGCATATATAAGTTTTGAGGATGGAACGTATGCAATTACACCGAAGTTATCGCTCGAATTTCCTACGACAACACAGTACTTTGGAATAAATATTGTATGGGGTGGAACTAAGCCACGAAAGATTTCTATAAACACTTATTTGAATGGCGAAAAAACGTCCAATTTGTTCGATATTACTGATAATATTACATCTATTGAACATGACTTTGGTTTATGTCAAGAATTCGAAATAGAGGTATTAGAGAGCGAACCATACAGTAGGGTTCTTATCAATCAAATATCGTTTGGAGATTTGACCGATTACAAGATTACACGAAACGATATGGTTTCAGAGCCAAAAGGTTTCTCTGACAAGAAAACTAAAGATGTTTATGTAAAATTGTATTCATTCGTAAATGAAGAACGAGAAGTGAATGGAGAAAAAGAGATTGTTCCAAAAGCAGTTGATGATGAGGTTTGGTTCAAACGTGTTGTAAATCCTGTTGGAGAGAATCAGTACTTGGAAAATCCGCTGATTCACACACAAGAACACGCGCAAAAAGTAGCGGAATGGTTAGGAAACTACTTCGCAAACAACACTGAATATGATGTTACATATAGAGGGGAGCCAAGAATATGCGCAGGAGATTTGATTTTTTATGAATCATTGTCAGTTGGCAACATCCAAACTGAAATTATGAGTGAAAAGCTAGATTTCAATGGTGCTGTTAAAGGCTCATTAACACTGAAAAAAGCAATAAATATGACATAAGAGAGGAAATGAAATGAAAAAAGTTGTAAATGGTAAATTATATGATACTGACAAATCGCAAAAGTTGTTCACTGATCCAATGACTAAAAGGATCATCTATAGAACTGAAAAAGGTTCTTATTTCATTTTATATCCAAACAAAGAACTTGTTCCTAAGACTGAGGATGAAATCAAAGAATACATCGGATTACACGATGCAGACTTGTACATTAGATTGTTCGGTGAAGTTGAGGAAGCATAAAGAGGTGATTATATGGCATGGACAACGCCAAAAACAGACTGGAAGCCTACAGATTATTTCAACTTTGGTGATTATAATCGTATAGTAGGGAATGTGCTACATATCCAAGAGTTATCCAAAAAAACTGTTGGAAACTTGAATTTCAAAAAAATGACACAAAACAAAAAAATGCTAGACATGATATATGCTAAAGAGTTCAACGCAATAGAAGAAAATGTTGAAATACTTGGGAAACACTACAATCTTGATGATAGCGAAGTAAGATTCTCAGATAATGGTGCATTTGTCACATATATAGAACTTAATCGCTTAGAGAGTCTGATTGAAAAAATAAACATTGCAATAAAATCACAATTATCTCTGCTTTGTACATTACCATTCACGCTCGGAAGTAAAACTATTGGTAACAAGGTTTCTAATGATTCTGATTTGAATGAATCAAATAACTTTGCTATTGATGATGTTGTTCATACTGGTGATAGATGGGATGAAATACCATTTGTTGATGGTGCAAACAATGTCGTGCAAGAGGGATTGTGGTACGTATGCGAGGGGCATATACCAATGACTAGATATTGTATACAATCTGGAGTTGCAACAGATTTTAATGATTTCACATACTTTATGGGTGATGCTGGATATATTTAATTAGAAAGGATGAATGATTATGGCTTTAAAAACAGATTACAAAGATGATGTACTAGACACAAGCGTAAACACGAATAGAAAATATTCTATCTTGCAAAATATAGACGGTACAGTATCTCTTTTAGACGCATCCGTTTATACACAAAATGGTGATACGTTTGGTGCTGGCGATATCAATGCAACAAATGCAAAAGTAAATGAACTTGAAGAAAAACTTGGTTCTCAGTTTCAGACTAGTTGGAATGAATCAACAGCAACGCTTACAATCACAACAAAATAGGAGGTGACTATCTATGGCTTTACTTCCTAAAATTATTTACAACGGAAAAAAAGCATCTAATGTAACATATAATGGTAAAGATGTTTTAAATGTTGTAATGGATGGAAAAACAGTATTCCATAAGCATAAAGAAGGTGTATGTAAGACAAGACACCAGGGCAGCAACCCAGTAAGATGCAATGGGACGCGAACACGTAGATATGATTATGATTCATCTCAGTTTTATGTTCATGACCTTTCTTGTCCAGTGTGTGGTGACGGTGATAGAAATGTAGGCTCTCAACCCAATGATGGAAGACCAGCACCAGTAATAGACGGAATGAGTCCTGGTACATACAAATATGTAACATGTGGAAGAACAATTAGATACGATTCTTACGATTGCTATACATATTCATGTGGATTCAACGAAACCTAACAATTTTGTTAGAATCCAAAAAATAAAAAAACACGCACGTATATATCATATCGTTAATAGAAATTTACAGAAGAACAAGCAAAAGGCTTTAGTCATTATTTGGCTGAGGTCTTTTTGCTTTTTGTTGCCATGCGGCAGAAAGAGAGGTAAATATGAGTATTTTAACAAGCAAGAAATTTTGGATCAGCACATTAGAAAGAGCGGTAAAAACATTTGGCGAATCAGTTCTTTCACTTATTACAGTAGGTCAGGCAATCGCTAGCTTTGATTGGTTAAACATTTTATCAATCTCAGCAACCGCAACATTGATTTCTGTTATTGTTAACATGGTTACAGAGATTGGTAAAAAAGAAAATGAATAGGAATTTTCCCACGGTAGGGGGTATGTATGGTGGAATATATAATCGGAAGTGCACGAAGTGACGAAAATGGAAAATTAAGAGGTGGTCAAGCAGGAGACCAAAAGCAAAAATCCAACACAGATGATAGAGTTGGAGAAGTATCTATGCAAAAATTCTACTTACATTCAAAAGGCTGGTATGTGTTTAGGGCGAAATCTGCGGAAATAGCACATAAACTTGCTTATGCAATGAGAGTGGCATGTAATAATCCTTTGATTGGTTATGACCAAGCGCAACGAGAAGGAATTTGGACATATGGTACAAATACAAAGACAAAGACAGAATGCGATTGTTCCTCCTTGGTTCGGCAGTGCATTAAAGAAGCAAGCGGTATAGATGCAGGTAATTTTACTACTGCAATCGAACCTAGTATGTTGGCAAAAAGTGGATTGTTTGAAGACAAGAAAACATATGCTACTGGAATGGCTTTATACGAAGGCGATATTCTAGTAACTAAAACAAGTGGACATACTGTAATTGTAGTCGAAGGTTACGCACGTTCAGGCAGACCACAAGTTGCAAAACCGACACTCAAATACGGTGCTAAAGGGGAGCAAGTTAAGTTGTTGCAGCAAGACTTAAATTATTTTGGAGCAGGTCTTGAAGTGGATGGAAGCTTTGGTCAAAAGACTGAAACCGCACTAAAAAATTGGCAGAAACTCAATACAGATGTTAATGGTAATAAATTGGCGGTTGATGGTTCATACGGATCCAAAAGTTATAATGCAATGCTAAAGCTATTATCGTAAAAAGAAAGCCTAGGAGTCCGTTTGGAAACCTAGGCTATTTTCAGCCATTCAATGAAATTGTAATTCTAGCAAGCTCTTTTTTGGACATACACTTGTATAAAACAATATCTACATCGCTTTTTCCTTTTAAAGAATATATATTTTCACAAGTAATATTTCTACCTGAATCAATCTCTTTTCCGCAATTGTTAAATTCTTCATCTTGACTTAATAATATTTCTGTTATTTCTTTGCCATTTTGAAAACATTTTACATCGTATGTCCATAAAAATGCTTTTGGAGAATCAGATTTATTTTTGAAATTAAATTTTAAATATAACTTTCCATCATCAACACTGTAACTACTTAATTTAACACTTGAATCTTTTGATATGTATTTTAAAGTAGAATCAAATTCTCTTGATTTATAATTTTTCCCTAAAGAAACTGCGATTATAATTATCAATATTGACATGATAAGTGAGGAAACAATAGCCATAGTGAATTTTTGTTTTAAAGTATATTTTTTGTTCATAAATCCCATCCTTTCTGTCCGATATTACGGACTCAAAAACGTTTATAAGAATAAAAGTATATACTCCCGATTTTTGTACTATTTTATTTATCGTTATTCAAGGAAGAAATAAGGTTACGTATCAGTATTTTTTTATCTTCTGTATATGATAAATATAATTTTGTTGAGTTTAACCAATCAGAATCATTTGCGATTGCTGATAAAATATCTGCTTTTGCATCTAACTCAGCAAAAGTATCATCCCATCCCATAAGTTCAGATTGAGTTGTTCTAAGTGCTTCAGCAAGCTTCTGAAATTTTGTGATTGATAAATCTACAGTTCCTGATTCTATTTTAGAAATTGTTGTTCTGTCTGAATAACCTAGTTTCATTGCGAGTTCTAACTGAGACATTCCTAATTCTTGTCTTCTTTTCTTAATGTTTTGATAAATGTCTGACATTTTTCGCCATTCCTCCTTTTGTGTATCATTTTAACACATATGAGAATTGCATTCAACATTTTTGTGGATTATATTGACATGTATTCACACATATGATATCTTTTAAGGGTGGAAATTATTCACGGTATATTGATAGTATTGAAAGGAGTTTACGTCAATGGTAGATATGGAGTTATTGGCAAAAACCATTGAGGATAGCGGAATGACTTTTACCGCAGTAGCGTTGAAATCAGGTATTGTAAGGGAAACTCTATATAATAGATTTAATGGAATTGGTGAATTTACAGTATCACAAGTTGAAGGATTGACATATGCTTTAAAACTCACAAGAGAAGAAAGGGATAATATTTTTTTTGCTGAATAGGGTGGAAATTATTCACTGTTAGGGGGAGTTCAATGACAGAGATACTAGCATCGGCAGCAATCATATCTGTGTTGATGTCAGGAGCTTTGCAACCAATGTATGAAGATACATCGCCTGAACCAATAGTATTGGAGATGGAAGCAACAGCATATTGTACTGGAAGCATAACGGCTAGTGGCAAGACTGTTAGGGAAGGTTATTGCTCAATGGCTAGACAGTACATGGGAATGACAGCAGTAATATACGATGCTGAAACAATGGAATATATAGGGACTTATGAGATTGAAGATACTGGTGGGGATAGTCGAATCAAGCAAGGCAAAGTCGTAGATATATATAATCCATCATATGATTGGTGCATTGATTTTGGGAGAAAAAAGGTTAAGGCATATATTTATGAAGCGGATGGTTAATACGGATCCGTTAATATATGCGGCAAGATAGGAGGTATGAGGAAAACATAATAAAAACAACTAGAAGGGGTAACATTTTTTATAGCGTATCATGACGAAGGGGGTATATCGCTATGAGCAAAAAACAGCGTGAACTATATGAAGATGCTATCGCAAATCAATTGAATATGTGTGAGGATGATATAATCCTTATTATATACAATTTGATGTGCAAAAGCATCGTAAGTTCTAATTAAAATTTAATATTACATTTTTAAGTAACGCAATTTGAGACTCATTTAACTTAGACGCTTCATATATCAAGCTTTTAAGATTTGGGTCTCTTTGCATATTATTTATAATTTCTATAAGCTCATTATCATTTCTTAAGGCTAATGCAATATCGGCTATATTTGATGCTTTAATATTGAGATTATTATTGGTCTCCATTGGCACGTCATGACCAGCTAGCCAAGCAGGTGCTACATTTAAAACTCTTGCCATTGCATATAGTGATTCTGATTTTGGTTCATATCTGTGCTTAATCCATGAAGATAATTTTGATTTATCGATATTGGTTTTTTCGCATAGTTCAGTTCGACTCATATCGCGTATTGACAGAGCTTTTTCAATTCTATTATTCATGTTAGTTTATCCATATTTTGTTGGTATTGTTATACAGTTTTGTTTATATTTTTATACAATAATGTGTAGATTATTAAACATCGTGATATATAGAATTATACATTATATTGCGTATAATGCAACTTATTTTGTACATGCGAAAAAATATTTGCAATTCCGCTAAAAAAATATTGACAAACCAAAAATTGTATGATACATTTTGTATATGATTTTTTACATCCTAGGTGTAGAAAAACAAAACTAATTTAATGGGGGTATGAATTGGAATTTAAAGAATTAAAACTAAAGATATTGAGAGAGTTTGACAACCAACAAAACTTTGCTAATGTAATTGGAATGCATATAACATCGTTAAATCAAAGGCTTAATGGAAAGGTTGAATGGAAAATATCTGAAGTTGAAAAAGCATGTAATCTTTTACATATCGAAAATAATGATATAGCTTTATATTTTTTTTCACAAAAAGTGTAGAAAAACAAAACTATTTTATAGGGGTTTAAAATGAAGGTTTTAACTAAAAACAAGGTGCTTAAGTTGATAACAGCGATAAGCTTATTAACGCTTATTGTATTCGGATCCGCGCTTGACTCTGAGACTATGATTCCTTATATCGTTTGTTTAATCGCGGATATATGGCTATTGACGTTTGCGCTAGTTAATAAAGAGGTTATAGGAGGTTAAAAAATGAAAGAAGAGATTGAAAGAGACTCATGCGGCTATCCTGAGAGCACGGTTACAATATCGCTCGAAGAATATCGGAATCTGTGCGAAACAAACGCAAGAGTAGGAGTGTTAAGAGCCGAATGCGTGACGAAATGTCGGGAAAAACTTGATGCTTTAAAAAAGGACAAGCAGCAGTGGAGTCATTTGGAAGACTGCTCAATATCGTGCAGTAGGCTATTATCTCTTGTTGGCTCATTTCCAACATGGGTTGGGCTTAAGAAAGAGCAGGATGAAATTTTACGGAAGTATGAAAGTGAGGATGAATGATGGCAAATGAAGTAGTAGAACAACCAAAGAAAAGTTTTTCCATGGTTTTATCTGAATCATTAAATGAGGTTAAAGATGCATTGCCTGGTGATTTTAATGTTACACGATTTGTTCAAAACAGCGTTGCTTTGTTAAACGAAAATGAGCAGTTAGCTGAGTTTGCAAAGAGCTATGGCACAACACAAATTAAGGCAGGAATGATGAAATCGGCTTATCTTGGTCTTGATTTCATGAATAAGGAAGCGTACCTGATTCCATATAAGAACAAGTTGCAGTTCATGGTGGACTATCGCGGATCCGTAAAACTTGCAAAGAAATATTCAATGCGACCAATCAAGGATATTTACGCAAAGCTGGTTCGGCAAGGTGATGAATTTGTGGAAAAAATTGTGGATGGACAACCATCTATTGATTTTAAACCATTACCTTTTAATGACGGAGCAATTATCGGTGTTTTTGCAGTCTGCCTTTTTGATGATGGTGGAATGATTTATGACGTTATGAGTAAAAAAGAACTTGAAAATACACGTTCTGCATCTAGAGCTTCCAATAGTCCAGCTTGGACAAAGTTTACTGGAGAAATGTACAAAAAGACTGTGCTTCATCGATTATGCAAGCATATTGAGATTGACTTCGATAATCCTACTCAGCGCAAGTATTTTGAGGAAGATTCTGAAATCGATGATGTGGTAGCTGATGTAGAAGTACCTGATGTTTTTGAAGATGTGGATATTGTGGAAACTGTGGATATCGAGGTGGAATAGTGAAAATTAGTGAACGAAATTATTTCTCTAATGAAGTCCGAAAGCAGTTCCTTGATGTCAGCGACTTCAAATCATTTGTTGGAACACCAGCAATGGAAGGTTGCGAGGAACGAACACTTGCAAGTATGAATGGAGAGTATGCCACAGAGAAATCAACAGCATTACTGCTTGGAAGTTTTGTGGATGAAATGCTTCTTGGTACACCTGAATCTCTGATGCAGTTTAAATTGGAAAATCAGCAAATGTTTTCGAGCCGTGGCGAGACTAAAGGACAGTTAAAAGCTGAATTTAGAAAAGCAGATGGAATGGTGGAGCGAGCTAGAAAAGATGCGAAATTCATGAAATATTTAGATGGTGACCATCAAAAAATCATGACTGGAACACTGTTTGGTATGGATTGGAGAATCAAGATTGATAACTATATTGAGCATAAAGCAATAGTTGATTTAAAGACGTGTGAGGATATGCGAAAAGTTTATTATTCAAGCGGATCCAAACATAATTTCATCGATTATTTTGGTTACAATATTCAAGCTTCAATCTATCAAGAAATAGTTTTTCAAAATACTGGTGAAAGACTTCCGTTCTACTTCGCTTGCATCAGCAAACAACCTATTCCTGATATTGAAATCATATATATTGATGATGAAACAATGCATAACACAATATATGGTAGCGAATTTCAGAAGGGAATTGCAAATGATGTTGAAAACATTAGATTGCTGTTGAATGGCGAAGTCGAACCGATGAAATGTGACAAATGTGATTACTGTTTGGAGCGTAAAAAGATTGACCGACCAATCCACTATACAGAGTTGCTGGGGAGGTTTGAGTAATGATTTGGGTAACACCAGTTATTGAACAAAAGAAAATGTATGTTGTCAACAAAAGATGCAAAATATGTGGAAGAAAGTTTTTTATAAAAGACGATGAAATGTTCTTTTATGTACAAAACGAACTGAAAGTTCCTAATACGTGCTATTTTTGCCGACAAGAAAAGAAACAAAAAAGGGAAAGATATGGAGTATAAATTTACGATTCGTGGAAGAATGCCATGCTTAAATGATTACCTTGCGGCGGAGAGAGTTACTTTTCGGTGTGGACAAAAGGGGTTTACAACAAAAGGTAATGACATGAAAAAAAAAGCTCAAAAAGATATCATTTGGTCTATTAGAAGGGATTTAAAAGCACTGAAAATTGAAAAACCAGTAGTTATCCTATACAAGTTTTATGAGCAAAATAAAAAACGAGATTTAGACAATATTGCATCGTTTGGTATGAAGGTTATACAAGACTCTTTAGTGTTGTCAGGTGTTCTTCAAAATGATGGATGGAATTATATCAAAGGGTTTAACTGTGATTTCGATGTTGACAAAGATAATCCACGAATTGAGGTCACACTTCAGGAATTGGAGGATTGATTGGGATTTAATGAATCGGTTGATATTGCTAGGGTTGGTGAAAGAGTTGTCCGAGACTACTTGGATGACTTGGATACCACAAAAGCAGTAATAGACATAAGACATGATACTAGATTCATGGGTAAAGACATCGACTTTATGGTTTATACCACTAAAAAACAAATTTACTATGTGGAAGTTAAAACCGATTTCAAGGCTCATGAAACTGGAAATATGGTGTATGAGGTACATACATCAGGTGAAAAAGGGTGTTTAGCAAAGACAGAAGCTGACTACATTTTCTATTACGTATATGGATCCAAAACCTTGTATGTGATTGATAGGATTAAGCTTCAGTCGTATGTTAATTCGTTTAAACACTTAAAATTAATAAAAATGGGAGATAGGTCAGATGGGTATTTATTGCCACTTTCGGTATTGGAAGAACACAAAGTAGTGGTTAAAAAGGTTACCAATCTTGACTAAATGGAGGGAACAAATAATGGTTAAAGCAATCATGCTAGTTCGATTAACAGCAGATTTAGAGGTAAAAACATCATCTAGCGGAACAAGCTATGCTCAGTTTAGTGGTGCTGCTGACACTGGATATGGCAACAATAAAAAATCAAATTTCTATCGCTTCTCAGCTTTCGGAAAGACAGCAGAAGCAATCGCGAAATACACTTCTAAAGGTTCTCAAATTCTTCTTGAGTGCGAACCACAGCAGAATCAGTATACAGACAAGGACGGAAATAAGCGTTCTGAAATTGTATTTGTTGTGCAGGGATTTAATTTTATTGGTTCAAAATCAAGCAACACTTCAAAGCCATCTTCAAACGGCACTGATTTTGTAAATGTACCTGATGGAATTGATGAGGAACTTCCATTCAATTGATAAGGAATAAAAACACTCAAAATAAAACCATTTATATATAGGTAGGGAAATTATCACTTTACGCATTATCGTTTAAATTTGGTTGAATTTATATCGTAACAGTGATGGTTTTCCAACATCCTAATAAGAAAGGAAAACTAAATATGGACACAAACGAAAATGTTATTGAATTTTTCACTGGCGATAAGTCGGTTTTATGCACATTTACTTCCCGAAAATTTATTAGAAGATGCAAAGAGCTTGCTGAAAAATATCCTGAGGAAGTGGAAATCAGAAGTGAGAATGCAGATGGAAGTATAGTTTGCAAACTTCCACTAAAGTATATCCATATAAACAACTATTCTAGACCAAATTCTTATTTTTCGAAAAACAAAGGTATTGAGCTGGAGGTTGAGGACGATGAAAGAGATGAAACACACAATTAGTGACCTTTATCAAATGCAAGCAATGTCTCTTGAATTAAAAATCAGAATGACAGAGTATCGGATCCGTCAATGGGTAGAAGAGTATGGAGAAGATGGAGTTTATGTCAGTTTCAGTGGAGGGAAAGATTCAACAGTATTGCTGCACATGGCTAGAAATATCTTTCCAAACATTAAAGCCGTTTTTGCTGATACTGGTCTTGAACTTCCTGAGATTAGAGATTTTGTAAATACATTTGAAAATGTTGATGTTGTAAAACCAAAAATGAATTTCAAAGATGTTATTTGTAATTATGGATATCCGTTTTTTTCAAAAGAAATATGCGAAGCTGTTGCTGGTGGAAGAAAATGGGTTAGAGATACAATCGCAAAACAAAAAGGTGAAAAAAGTCCAACAAAAGGTAATTGTGCATATGGCATTGCTGATTTAATTGGAGTTGATAGAAGAGAAAACAAAGATAATTATGATTATTCACTTTTAAAGAAAAATACTCTTCCTGAAAATAGTCCTTATTTTTTTGCGGTGAAAGAATTGATTGATAATGCTGATTATTTACCAATTAGAGTTCAACTTTTAGACGGAAAGAATAAAAGACCAGGATGCACTACAAAATCTAGATACAACAAAGAAAGATATTTTTTTATGCTATATGCGCCTTTTGATATTTCAAACGTGTGTTGCAGACAAATGAAAAAGAATCCAACACATGAATATAGCAAAAAGAATAACATGAACCCAATTACCGCTGTTATGGCGAATGAATCAATGGTAAGAACACAAAAGTGGTTAGAAAATGGTTGTAATGCATTTAATGTAACATATCCAATAAGCAATCCCATGTCGTTTTGGACAGAACAAGATGTTCTTTTATATGCCAAAGCTCACAATATAGAACTTTGTAAAGTTTATGGTGATATTGTTTATGACCATTCAGAAGATGAAAATTTGGATGAACAAATGACTCTTGCGGATCTAGACCAAATGCAATTCGGAATATTCGATATGGAAAGACCAATGTTAAAAACTACTGGGTGTGATAGAACTGGATGTGCCTTCTGTGGATTTGGGATGCACATAGAGAAAAGACCTACAAGATTTGAAAAATTAGATGTTATTTCTAATCCAAAAATCAGAGATTATTGTTTTCGCGGTGGTGCATTTGCGGAGGACGGTCTTTGGAAACCTGATAATAGGGGACTTGGTTATTGGTTCGCATTCAAGTGGTTAAATATTCATGGTGGTTTTGATATTTATATTCCTGAGTTTGAAAGATATGAAAAGGAATATGGAACTGAATTAACACATAAGTATTTATATGGGGATTAAATTATGGCAGTTCAATACAATTGGGACGAAGTTGAGCTGAAAGCAGGTGTAGTCGATAGGATGGAAAAAATTATGGATGATTTAGACATCACGCGCAAAGAGCTTGCTTATATGCTAAAACTTCCAAAATCAACAATTGACAACTGGTTCGACAAAAGAACTATCACACTCGTCAATGTCGTGAAGTTTTGTGACAAATTTCATGTTTCGGGGACATTCATTTTGCTTGGTCTTGGTTGTAAGTATTTTGCGATTAGGAAAGATAAAACGTTTGCAATAAATGATAACAGCGAATTGATGAAAGGATTGACTTCAATTCCGCAATCACAACGTATCAATCCAACATCGAGAAATTTTTAAAATAGTTATCATAATACAATGGTTCTGAAAGGTGTGGAATCAGATTAAATAGTGTTCTTAGTTGCATGAAATCGGAAGAAAGTAGTTTGGGAAGCCTACACAGCCATTTATTGTTTGGTCAACTTTTGGAAGGGAAAGAAGATTTTTATGCAAAACAATAAATCAGGATTCTGTATTAAATGTGACAGATGGGTAATAAAAGGCGAAGGAACAGAGAAAGAAAATAAGAATGGGGTAAAAGTAATTTATTGTAGGGAGTGTGGAACAAGTGGGAAACGTAAAGTGGATAAAAATTACAGTAGATGTGTTTGACAATTGGAAAATCAAGCATATTAAAAATATACCTGAGATTGGACATTCGTTGGTATGTGTTTGGTTTGAGCTTTTATGTATGGCTGGAAGTTGCAACCAAAATGGAATGTTAGTGATGTCAAATAGGTTTGTTGCTACTGATGAACTTATAGCTGATACATTTAATGAGGATATCAAGTTAGTCAGATTGGCACTACAAACATTTGAAGAACATGGAATGATTGAAATTGATGATAACAATGCTATCCAAATATCAAATTGGGAAGAATACCAAAGTGCTGAGAAACTAGCAATCATAAGAGAATATGAAGCTGAAAAGAAAGCAAAAAGCAGGGCAAAACAAAAAGAAAAGCAAATGTCCATACCAATGTCCATGGACAAGTCCAAGGACTCTTCTATATCTATATCTTTATCTAATAATAATTCTAATAATATAAATAATAATAAAGATATAAATATATTAATAAATAATATTATTAATAAATATCCTAATAAATATTCTATGGCAAGCGGACAAAAAAAACTTATTGACATTCTCATGAATACTATTGATGGAAATACAGAATGTTTAGCAGAGGATATATCAAGTGCTATTGACATTTACTTGGAAGAGCATAAAAAGAACAATCCTGATGATTCAAATTATAAGTTCGTCCCTAAATTTAATAAATGGTTGGAAGAAGATATGGGGTACTGGTTATCGCAAATTAACAAGAAAGATAATAGCGAAAGTTGGGAGTTTACATGAGCAATTACAGACCATACGAATTTAAAAGACAAGATGCTATAGATTTTGCAAATCATGTTGGTATCAAAAAGCTCCATCGTGGAGATGAACTATTTTTAGAGAAATGTCCATACTGTAATGGCAGTAGTACTACTGGAACGGACAAGAAAACATTTTCGATAAATCTTACTAATGGTTTGTTTAAATGCTTCAGAGATTCATGTGGTGTTCAAGGCAACATGATAACGCTTTCCAAAGACTTTAATTTTAGCCTTGGGAACGAAGTTGATGAATATTACAGACCGAAAAGAACATTTAAAAAACTTAAGACACCTGAGAAACCTATAGTTCCGAAAAAAGCAGCAGTTGATTTTTTGGAGTCTAGGGGTATTTCGCAAAAAGTAGCTGAAAAGTATGAAATAACTGTTCAAACAGATAGAGAAAATATCTTAGTTTTTCCGTTTTATGACGAAAAAGGTAATCTTCAATGTATCAAATACAGAAAAACTGATTTTGACAAAAAAAAGGACACTGCGAAGGAATGGTTTGAGAAAGATACAAAACCTATTCTGTTCGGAATGAAACAATGCGATTTGGAAAACAAAACATTAATTGTGAGTGAAGGACAGATGGATCAGTTAGCAATCTCCGAGGCGTATGATACTAAAATCAATGTTGTTTCTGTTCCAAACGGTAGCAAGGGTATGAGCTGGATTCCATATTGTTGGAATTGGTTGATGAACTTTGAAGAAATCATTGTGTTTGGTGATTACGAAAAAGGGCATATCACACTTCTCAATGAATTTGCACAAAGATTTAGATTTGCGAATATAAAGCACGTTAAAGAAGAAAATTACGGAGAGTACAAGGATGCAAATGATATTCTGATTCATTACGGAAAAGACTACTTGCGAAAATGCGTTGAGGAAGCGGTATCAATACCAATAAAAGATGCTATTTGTTTGGCAGATGTTGAGGATGTAGATATCTTTAAACTTGAAAAATTGCAAACTGGATTGAACGACATAGATAGATTGCTATATGGTGGCATTCCTTTTGGCGGGGTCACAATCATATCGGGCAAGCCTGGTGAAGGGAAATCTACAATGGCAAGTCAGATAATGATAAATGCAGTTTGTCAAGGATATAAATGTTTTGCTTATAGTGGTGAACTTCCGAACTATTTGTTTAAGGCATGGACTACGTTTCAGGTGGCTGGCAGAAACAATGTTTCTGAATATTCGAATATGTGGGGAGATAAAAACTACAAAGTTAATGATGATGCAAAACAAAAAATATCTGAATGGTATAGAGACAAATACTACATTTACGACAATTCAAGATTGGATTCCGATGAAAAAGAAAGCCTTGTAAATACTTGCGAAAAGATGATTGTCCGTCATGGAGTAAGAGTTATTTTGTTGGACAATCTCATGACAGCAATTGACCTTGAAGATGTAGGTGGAAGCGACAAGTACGAAAAACAGAGCCAGTTTGTTAAAAAATTGAGCAGACTAGCATTGATGTATAACGTGATTATTTTGTTGGTTGCTCATAAAAGAAAAAACAATGTTACTACAAATGAAAATGATGAAGTTAGTGGTTCAGGTGATATTACAAATCTTGCGTTGATTACTATTGCTTATGAAAAAAACAAGGAAATAGACCAGTCGCAAAGATTAGCAAAAGTTTCAAAAAATAGATTGTTCGGAAAGACAAATACTGATGGATGGGTACTAAATTATGATGAAAAATCAAAACGTGTATACGGATCCACAGATGATGTGAACAAAACTTTTGGATGGAACAATGAATTTGATGGATTCGAACAGATTAACGCGGACTTAGAAGAAATACCGTATTAGGAGGTATACATGGTTATTTATAGATATGAGTACAACGAAAGAACAAATATATTCGAAAAAAAGGAAGTAGAAGCAAAAGAAACTGAAAAACAATACAAGATACTTAATAGGAGTTTTGAGCATTCGTTTTTTATGAAAAAAGATGTTGGAATA